CTACTCCAAGTCTGCCTTGCGTGGCTACCACCGGACATGGTTCGTCAATCCCAGGAGCGTTATATTTCCCTGTACGGCTCATAGAATTATACTTTACGAGGAAAGCATCCTTTCCTCCGGCTACAAACTTGATAAGTCCAGCATAGATACGTTCAAGCGTTTTCTCTGCAAGAGGCTTTTCCCTAAAGATGGTAGTTCCTTCGTCAGAAAAATCAAGAACTTCCTTGACGGGTTTCCATTTTTCCAGCTTAGAAAACATGTCCTGCCTGCCACCTTTACAGTGGGTCGGTTCAGGGAATACTATCGGCAAGCTCTTTTTAGCAAAGATGCCGAAGAAGCGTTTCCTTGTGGTGTAGGCACCGAAGTCGGCAGCGTTCAGGATGCGGTGCTCAAAGTTGTAACCGTACTTCTTGACATTGCGCACCCACTTCTGATAAAGCCTGCCTTTGTCCATGCTGATAGGTTTCCCATTCTCATCCATATCTCCCCATGACATAAACTCTTCTACATTTTCAATCTGAATGTAGTCAGGGTCTATAACATCAATATAACGGAAGAGATGTTCTGCCAACGTTCGGCTGTCGGCATCTCTCGGCTGACCGCCTTTGGCTTTCGAGAAGTTAGTACACTCCAAAGAGGCATGAAGCATTATCATAGCATTAGGATATAACTGACGAATACGTTCTACAATAGTGCTTATCGGGAAAAGTTCCAGTGTACGGATATCCTCAATAAAGTGAAGTGCATCAGGGATATTGGCATCATGTGAAAGGATGGCATTCTTGTCATGGTTCACACAACAAACAACCTTTGCACATTTATTTCCATCCAATCGTGCTTCTTCCACACCTTCGGACAAACCGCCGGCACCACAAAAAAGGTCTATTACGAACAATTCGATATCGGACAGACCTTCTAAACTCCTTAGTATTTCTTTTAATGATTTCATAATTTCTCCTTTCTAAACAGATGGCTGAACGCATTATCCAAATCCAAGTCCAGATTCTGTTTGGACGGATTTTACTCTAATTGATTTTAAAATATTCACTACAAACAAATCCCTTTCGCGGGGTAAAGTCTTTAAATTCACAACTTCTAAAAATCCATTTCTTATCAGCCCAACCGGCTAAATCATTTTGCCATTGAGGAATAATTTGGCGTGGATCGTTCAAATCCCGGTAAGGTTGAGCGTGTGGCAAGAATCTATGTCCTTTCTGCCGCCAATGATTAATCCGATTAAATGCCTCCTTGAAATCGTCCATCAAGATGCAATAGAAGAAATATTCACCTTTATAGCCGTACTTGTCAATCAACGCCGTAGCCCGTTCACATTCAGCTATCTGTCCCGGTGTGTCGCACCCGAATCGAATACGCTTTATCCATTTTACTTGTGCTAGCAACTGAGCTATATCATCCGTCACCAACCTTGCGTCCAATCCCTGATTGAAATCTACACGAAGCTTCAGCTTGATTATCTTTTCTATCTGTTCCAGTCCGTAATCAGAAGCAAGTACATTGTTATCCATGAGGATAATATTCTTTCTACCGTCAATGGCTATCTCTTCGATATCCATATAAGGAGCAATCTTACCTTCTTTCTTGGGGACCACACACCACTTGCATCGGTTGGGACACCCACGAGTAAGGAAACCATAAGCTGTTCGAGTATCAATCTGAGGATAGAGGTTATAATCTGGCTGCATTCGGTCAATTTCAGGCAGCAGCATTTTAGCTATATCATAACCTGTACCGCCTTTCTCTATTTGGTTAGCATTGATATAATAGTTATAGTCGGGTGTGAAAGTGAAAACTTTAGCTGCATATACTTTTTCATATTCACATAGTGGATTATACCATTCCACTTGATCGCCTCTTGCTTTGTGGTAAGCACTGATCTTCATAAGTGCCAAATTGGGGAAATTGCTATCAACGGCTAAAATTCCAATATTCATTATTCTTCAGTTTTTATTAACACTATATATGAATATAGCACAAAAAAAACCGGATAAATTATCCGGAAGAATCATTCTTTTACGACTGTTTTCTTTTATAATATTCTTCCTTCCATTTTTTGAAGGTTACCTCTTTGTCATTTGATTTCATCATTTGTATGAATGATTGATGGGATTCTAATAACGCTTTGGCTTTTTCATCTCCATTTTCTATTCTTTCGGTCAGATGTTTGATGTATTCTTCATAGAACATTCCATGGCTATTGTTATT